CCATGATTTCAATTAGATTTGAATACGCATCAGCATGACGTACTTCTGATTCGCCAAACGTAATGCCTACCGCTGCTACTTCTGGTTTAGGGAAACGGTCGCCAATCTTAGCCCAAAATGTTTTAACCGCAACTTCAATCTGAGAGATAGCCAACATAGCTTTCTTTACGATTTCAACTTCTGGCTCTGTCATTTTAACTTTCATATCTTGGATATCTGACGAGTAATTAAACTCTGTATGTACCCAATATGAATGGCGAATAGCATCAGTAAATTCTACCAGCTGAGGATATTCGTATGGTTTAAGACTCGTACGTTTACGAAAGATGTCAGGCTTATTGTTAAAACGGAATAGGATATACTCTCTCGCCAAGTCGTGTAATCCCATATCCATAATAACGTTTTCAACTGTTTTGTGAATAGTATCAACACTCACAATAACGTCAGTTGATTCGTTGTTGATGGTTTCAACCACCTCTGAAGTAATTTCACTTGATAAGTTTTTACTTCGAATACCAATTCCTTTCATTGCCTTTTCTACTGCATATGTAATCTTATTTTTATCGAAGTCCTTAGTGGTCCCGTCACGTTTAGTTACATAATTAACTAGTCTAGGTAATTCTATTACATTTGAAATTGATTGAGTGTTTTCTAACATCCTTGGCGCCTCTTATATGTTAATGTGTATAAACAACACGGCACCCATAAGGCACTATATTGTTTATTCTAATTGGATATTCATTGACTTCTACAGTCAACTGGTAGCTATATTTATAAGTTACTATACTACATATATCCCTAAATGTCAATAAAAATAAATTTATTTTGGAAACATTATTTTTCAATAAACTTATCCATTGACGGGAAGATTTTTGTAATCGCTTCGGCACAAGCTATAGCAATTTCCATATGTTCTTGTTGTGTTCCATTAGACGAACGCAGTTCAACATAATGGATCCATGAACGAATAGAACCTTGCATATATAAACGGCTTGGTGTATTACCTTCAGGTAAAAGGGCACGAGCTTGTTCTTTTGCGATACCGTTTTCAATAGCCCAAGCATATGATTTCATAGCTTCGTTCCAAACCTTTCGTTGATGAACTTCCCAAGCCATATGCAGAGAAACATCATCAGTCATAACACTATTTTGACGGTTCTTTGGATCTTGCAATCGAGCCTTACGAACAACCATTTTACTATCTAAGTCACGAATATCGGCATAGCGTTGACTAAACTCTTGGAATGCAAATGAACGGTGGCGTAACATTTGGCGAGCGATATCACGAGTTGTTTCAATTTCCAATGTTGCATTAGCCATTTCAAATGGAGACCAATGAGAATGTTTTGATAGATAGTTGAGCAGTTTAGGCGCAGTCTCTTGGTTTAACTGATTGGATGGATTTGATACTCTAGCACAATATGCAATCAAATCTTGTACATCATCTAAGCCAATGATTTCATCTTTAACTGGTTGTGAGTATGCAATTAGTCTAGCTTTCATATTACGTATCCTTGTTCGCGGATGCGGGCCTTCCATGCGCCGCCATTTTGTTGTTCTTTAAATTGCAGCTCAAGCCACTCTTTATCTTTTGATGGTTCAAGTGTTTTAATTATAGTTTCTATTAATTCTGGTTTTAAATTAAGTAAGTTCAAGATTTCCTCCAATTAGCAAATTTTAATTCAGCTACCAAACCTTGGTAGATATTTTCTTCTATCATTTTTTCAGGATCATACCCTTTCATATAGATATCGTTTATGTCTTTCGCGGGAACGTTCTCAGGCCAAATACATACTTTATATCCAGCTTTGATTACTTTTTCCATACGATCGCAAATTTCCTTATTACGTGGCTCAGCATCAAATACATATATCGCATTATCACTTGCAGAGTTGCCATTGCCTTCTGCGCCATTCATAGAGATAGCATTCTCGAGGAACATACTGTCTATGGCGCCTTCAACAATATAATAAGGTTGGCTGAAATCGACTTTGTCCAAACCAAAAATCTTTGGTCTTTCTTCAAACAATATAGTTATATATCTAATTCCGTCTGGATCAAAACCACGAGCGGATACACCAAAGCAATTGCCACGTTCATCAAGAAATGGTATGATTAAACGCGGTTCGTCTTTTTTAAAATTTGGAAATTTATTTGGTATAATACTATTGATCCATGTCTTAAACTTAGGAGCATAGTATAAACGATAATGGTGACTTGTAGGGATTTTGCGTTGTTCAATATAATACTTGACTGGGTGGTCATGTTTTAATTGACTAACTTTTTTGATTTTAGAAAGGGGATTTTGTTTTTTAAACGTAGGTGCTTTTGTTTTAAACTTACTATCGTCAACTTCTTTATCTTTAGTATCCTTGATAGTATTATTGGCTTTACCTACAAACTTATCAGCCACATAGTCATTATATAGTTGCTGGTCTTGTCCTTTAAGGAAGTACGAGAAGCCCTGAGATGTACCACAGTTGTGACAGTAAAAAGAGAACTTATTATCCCGCTCCAATAACCAACCACGTGCCTTTGAGCGGGACTTTTGAGAGTCACCACAAATAGGGCAGCGGAAGTTAATTTTATAGGGATTTGTGTTACGTATTTTAAAGTTATCAAGTCTGCCAGATAACATCTGAGCATACTGAATGTCGACAAAATCTACCATTATATACTTTCCATATTGAATATAAACATTATAACAATAGAGCGCTATAATGTCAACCGTTAATTTAGTATATCACAGATTTAATTGTATGTCAACCAAATAGATCAGGCCAAGACCATTTAGCAAAGAAAAACATAATAACAGCACTTACACCCATGATATAGTAACGCCAGTTTTCCAATGTTGAAATCTTTTTTGTTTGATCGTTAATACGAGAATGCAAACCACGCTCCATGATTTCAAGCTTTTCGAGTATTTCTTTATTACTCATAGCTCGTTTTTCAGCGTTGTGCTGAGCAAGTTTTTCATGGTCACCACGTGACGATCGCCTATATTCTTCGAGCCTATCGCTCAATACTTGCAAACGTAAATCTTCAGTTTTTCGCGTTTCGTCTACTGTTCTTTCAATTTCTTCAAGCTTTTCTTTAGTAAAAGCAATTACTTCTGATTGAACAGCTACGTTCTTGCTAAGGTCAACCATAACATCCATTGATGTTTCAACCTTGTTAAAGAACTTTTGAATTTGTTTAATATCACTTTGGATTAACCGTATATCGGTTTCCCAATTTTTTTCTGTAGCCAAAATATTATTCCTTTAATGCCTTTTGATAACGGAGGCTAGTGGCGAACTCCATGATTAACTTAATCACTTAAAATAATATAATTTGTATACGCTACTATTTATCACGCAACGCCTCTTCATAATAGACAATTATTGCTTTTTGTTCGTTTATATATCTTCGCAATTCTCCAATACCAATAGCAAGGTTTTCATAACCTTTTGAGCTAATAGCAAATACTACAAAATTTCCATTTTTACCTTTGAGCTCATTTACTTTTTCGTCAAGGTTATCCTCAGTAATAACCATCCACTCCATAGGAGGGAAGTCAACTAAAGGCGGTCTCTCTTGTATTGGGATATTTTGTTTTTGATATTCAGTCTGAGTTACCACTACTGGTTCCGGTTGGCTCAGACACCCCGTCAGTATCATCAACATCGGAAGGAGGAGTAGTATCTTCGGCGATTTCGTCAATAAGTTTGTTAACTGCATTCTGTACTCTTTCTTCTAGATCAACAGGGTCAGTTAACGCTTCCATGTCTAAATCAATGCGAGCAAATTTGTTACGCAATGTATTTAAATACTCACGCGACTCTGCTAATTGTTTTGTAAGATTTTGGTTTAATTTTTCGTTTCTCTGGGCATCGGCAACCATTGTGTCCACAGTATTTTGTAATGTTTCAGTAGCCGCTACTAGTTTAACGTTATTGGTCCGAAGAACGCTTATCGTTTCCTCAGACCAATCGTAATACTGTTTGGCACCATATCCTACACCTGCAAATAAACCACAGACAATAATTAATAGATATAGTTTAGCCATCCTGACACCTTATTACTTTGAGCAATATGATGCGTATAGACCTTCAAATTTTCCTTTTGAACAGCCATACTTTTCTTTCATCTTACCATACATTTCTGTTTTTGTGCAAGATGCATTTAATTTTTTCATGTCAGCGCCGATTTTAGCGTCGTCGTCCGAGTCATCGTCGTCGTCAGAATCGTCGTCGTCGTCATCGTCATCATCATCATCTTCGTCTTCATCATCGTCGTCTTTTGCTTCTTCTAAATCTTCTTTTAAAGCTGATTTATATTTTTCTTCTAAAGCAGCGGCAATACGTGTTGCCATTTCTTCTGCGAATGCGTCTTTCATTTCCAATGGATTTTTATCCAACGCTTCTTTGATAATTTTTTCTAAAGACATTTCTATCTCCTTTTGGTTGATTTCTATATTCTATTTATCTATTTAAACATTTTAGTCTGGGTAGCAGGACCTACAATGCCATCAGCAACTAATCCATTTACATTTTGCCATTTCTTTACGGCGGTAAGAGTTCCAAATCCAAAATCGCCGTCAGCTGCTACGCCAATTGCTTTTTGCATTTTCTTAACGTCATCGCCTTGCATACCTTTACGTAGAGTACGTACTGCGCCTTTTGTTGTTTTCTTAGGAGCTGGTACTTTACCACCAAGGATTGCTAACGCTTCGTCCCAACGGCGATTACGATCTTCTAATCCAATTGTACCACCATTAATCTTTTTGGTTAAACCTTTATTGTCACCTTTGTCAGCCCACTTTTCTAATTTATTAGTAGACCAAAACCAACAAGCAGACTCGAGAGCGCCTTTTGGTGTTGATACATATTCAGCAGCTTCCTCAGCACTTATGTCGATTGAACTTCCAAATTGTGCGTAATTATTTCTTCCTGTAAGCTGCTTGATACCTCTACCCCTAAAGAGCCAGCCATCGCCGGGATTAACGTTTCCCAAGGCTCCTCGTTTGGATCTAAACTCATCTTGGTAGACATAGTTTGCGATTTTTTCTTGGTCTCTTGCATATTCCTTTGCATCACGTTTTCCTTTTCCAAAATAACGACCA